AAGTCACGCCTATGACCTACATCTTTGATGGAAGATATGCCTTACTCACATATGCTCAGTGCGGAGACCTCGACCCTTGGCGAGTGTCAAATCGCCTTACAGAACTTGGAGCGGAGTGCATCGTCGCCAGAGAAAATCATGTCGATGGCGGATCTCACCTGCATGTATTTGTCGATTTCGGACGGCGGTTTCGAAGTCGAAGCGCTGCTGTCTTTGATGTGGGACACTACCATCCCAACATTGAACCAACTTATCACGATCCAAAAAGCGGGTATGACTATGCTGTCAAAGAAGGTGAAATTGTCGCTGGAGGACTGGAACCACCCGATGAGGCAACGCGTGTCGAACGTGGAAAGCATTTTGACTGGGATCAGGCTGTGGAAGCAACAAACCGAGATGACTTTTTTGCTCTTCTTGCGAGAGGTGCACCAAAAAATCTCATTCTTAACTTCCCCGCGATACAAAAATTCGCCGACTGGAAATTCAACCCTAAGCCAGTTGAATATGTTTCACCAGAGGGTACTTTCAGCTTGGCAGAATATCCAGAATTGCAAGGATGGGTGGAACGCGAACTGGAAGTCAGTCCTGGAGGTAAGTGAGTTGGTCCTCCTCTGGGGGATCCCCCCCCTTTGGGGGGGAGCGGCGAACCGCCGCCTGCCCCACACCCCCGTCGTCCGGTCCAGATTCAGAAACTAATGCTTGCTTTTTAAAGGACGACCCAAGTCTTTGGTGTGTTGGGGAGATACTCGACTTGGCAAAACAGTATGGTCTAGAAGCTTGGGACCACATGGATACTTCTGTGGCCTGTACTCAGGAAGAGAGGCCCTTCGATGTGGACGAGACGCTAGTGTGCGGTTCGCCATATTCGATGATATTCAGGGAGGAATAAAGTTCTTCCATGGGTTCAAGAACTGGTTAGGGGGTCAAATGCAGTTCCAGGTAAAACAAATGTACAGGGACCCTGAACTTATCACATGGGGTAGACCTTGCATTTGGCTAGCAAATAAGGACCCTAGAGAAGACATGGATGTCACGGATGTGGAATGGCTTGAAGGAAATTGCACTTTCGTTAATGTAACTACGCCTATCTTTCATGCCAGAATAGCTGAGCCTCTGGAGTAAAATCCAACCAATCTTGATCGCTTGCTTGCCTGTTGTTCCTAAACATGTCTAAAACATACATGTCACCACAACTCTTGTCGCTGAAACTAGACAGCAACCCAGCCTGTTCCCTGCCTCCAGCCTGGTCATCTTGGTACTCTAGGGTACGGTTGACGCCATGCCACATGTTAAACGTCTTGGTAGTTCCGAAGTCATTGCCGGACTTGATAAGACGTGTCTTATCGTACGCGATTCGAACGCGTGTTTTGTCTGATTTCGCAGTGATAGGATCGATCCAATCATTGCCCTCAAAACCGAGGAATATCAAACCCAATATACCATTCTGAAATGTGGGGTCGGTGCCGGTGGATCCGACGAGGCGCATAGTGCCGTGATCGGTATTGAAAACGTACGGGACGCGGGGGAGATCTGTTTCGTCGCGGAGGAAATCTGTCCCTTTCATGAAAAAAACGATGCGGCGCCAATACCATGACGCGGCCCCTCGTGTTTCGATATTTATCTTTTCTTTGAGGCCACGAATAAAACATTTGGACGCGGTCCTCGTGGCTGAGTCGAACGTAGTTCCGGGATTACCAGCCGAAGCCAGGTTGACACGGGCGGTGGGGCACCATATGTAAAATTGAGTGTCAAAATCGGTGTTAGTCATGTCCGGGATAGCCGTCACGCGAGTGGATCCTATGGCTCCCGGGGTGAGGATGGAGCCTGCAATAGGCATCATCTTATCCACTTTTTTGCGAGTGGACACATTGAGCACACGTCTTGCAGATAGACGACGGGGGTACGTTTTCCTTGTCCTCTTCCTGTAAGCAGGCGTTCTGGCGGTGGAGCGCGGGCGCGTTGAAACCCGGGACCGTCGTCGATAAGACCTGCGGCGTGTACGGTAGACCATTTTGATAGTTAAACAGGTTTAGCGCGGACGTGACGGTGGAACAAAGGGGACAAGGTGGGGAAACCGGACTCATTTTTACGGCCGTAAAGTGAGGGGGCACGCGACTATTTATACTGTGACTGTGCCGTGTGCCCTTGAGAGAGGTTAATATTATACTCTCTCAAGTCACGCCTATGACCTACATCTTTGATGGAAGATATGCCTTACTCACATATGCTCAGTGCGGAGACCTCGACCCTTGGCGAGTGTCAAATCGCCTTACAGAACTTGGAGCGGAGTGCAT